CTCCCCAACAATGGGAAAAGTTTTCTTCCGCCGCTCTGCGAGAGGATCCTGAAAAAGGTCCTCTTGTGGATGCCTTAGCGTACGTCCGGGTTGGTGCACGTCGGATTCAAGGCCGTATTGGCCCATGTCCTGGTACTCCGGTGTACAGGTCTTACGTTGAGCGAGCTCTTTCTAAAGTATCGGGAGACCGATATGAAGGGCTTTATCGCGCGAGGTCTGATCTGCTCATTGATTTATATTGGGCAGCCGACAACGGATATCTCGATTATGCCGCGGTTCAGAGTTCGTATGCTCCAATCTCTCCTAACCATCTCCGAGAATTCGCCGACGGTTCAAACCGAGACGAATCCCTTTGGATTTCTGACGAGATCGGAGTGCTCTTGAATATTCAAGAGCCTGGAGGCAAGTGCCGTTTTGCGGCGTCACCCCGCCTAGCTGTTCAAAATTGGCTAGGAGGACTTTTTGAGCGCCTCGACGACATATTGTATATGGTCGAAGAAGACGCTGCTCACGATCAGTGGGCAGGCGTCTGCCTCGCGCAAGATAAACTTCGCGAGGGTCACACTTTATGGTCCACGGACATTTCTGAAGCCACTAACTCGGTTCCTTTAGAATTGCAAACTTGTTTGCTTAGGGAGCTGGGGGCTGACGAGGAAACCATCGATCTATATCGGAAGGTCTCTCGTTCTGAATGGTCCACTAGTAAGGACGTGCAGGAGTTAACAGGCGTCCATTCAATTTCTTGGACGGTAGGACAGCCTCTTGGTGTGAAGCCGTCGTTCGCACTGTTCTCCTTGACTATGCACGCCCTCCTCAAGGGCATCTGCAAAGTTAAGGGCTTTCATGGCGTCTTTCCGCATACCGATCCATATCTCCAATTGGGAGACGACCACATTGGGTGGCAGCCTGAAGTGGAGGAGGAGTTCATCCGAATCCTGAGGGCGCTTGGAGTCCAAATTTCTTCGGAGAAGAGTTTAGTTAGCTCTTACTGCGCTGAGTTCGGAGGGGCGTACATCCGTAAGGATGGTTTCACTTTCCGCCCTGGAAAGTGGCGCTCTGTGACTGAAGCCACAGCTATCGCTTATGCTGCCGACGAAAATTTTAATCCGTACCATGTATGGCCTAAACCCGTTTCTGACTTGGTAATGAAACTTCGTCAGAGGCCTTGGCCTTATGGTTTTCACAAGACGGATCCAGAGGACCTCTCAGCTGAGGATCGGGCACAAGCCCTTTCCCTCCTGACCAACGGTTTATACCGCTGTCCTGACTTCACCATCCATGACGCCGACTGGGATTTAATCTCAGTCACGTTTGGAGATTGGTTTGAAAATCAAGGAGGTGATACACACAACTTCTCACATCATCGGAATACCGAGTTCAATCAGTATTCGTCAGAATGGAGGCGAATCGAATTCGCGTGCCAGCAGTCGGGTGACTCTTTTTGGAGACAGTCCAATATTGGACATTTTACGTGCTCCTTTCAGGAAGAATTTCCATCGAGGCCCACATGGCTTGCCCAACACGTCCCGGTTTACACCCGGATGGTGGCG